CAACACGTCAGCAACAACGGTGTCAAGTGACGAACCGGCGTTGTAACCGATGACGTTCGCTGCAACAGTGTCAACGTCAAGGAACGAGGTGCCACGCAGCTTAGCGGTCGTAGCAACAGCGTTACCATATTCGTTGAGGGTCACTGACACTTGGCTGTCGCTCATCGCAACAGCAGTAACGTCTGACGTTTCGGTCAGGGTTGACGTTGCTTCAGCAAGATCGTTGAAGATCGTGAACGTAACCGATGTACCAGGCATTGCCTGTTGTACCGGCTGAACGTCTGCTACAGCGTCAAACAAAAGTTCTGAACGGAGCGCAAAATATGCGAGCCGATCAAATGCCGCCTGATCGACGGATACTGATGACTGTTGGGTATATGCCATTGGGGATCAAACCTTTCGGAAAGAGAAGCCCCCTAACGGTTAGAAGGCTTCGGATTGTGCTTGGGCTTCGGCCAGCAACTTTTCAACTTCCGCTTGTGATCTTGCTTGCGAAATGCGTTGAACAAAATCGACAGGAGGTTCACTGTCTGAACCTGCCGCAATCTGGTTCGTCCGATTCCACGTTCCGGCTTCCTGCTTAATGCTTTCAGCCTGCGTGTCTTTCAGAAGTCCTGCTTCGATACCTGCTTCACGGATAGCGTCAGCCGACAGTTCACCGTCATACGCTTTCACGAAATATTTGGAGATCGGCAACTCAGGGTCAATACCTGCTTTGACGAACGCCAACTCTCGTGCCGCGCTAGACGCTGCATCTGCTTGCGCTTTCAGTTCAGCATTTTCTGCTTCCAGCTGCCTCATCCGATCGCGTAACGGATTTCTGCCTTCTTGCTCTTCATCGAAGTTGCTGTCCATATGTACACTCCTTTGCCCAATCACCATCCGGAGGCAGATAGTGACGCTGCTATGTCTCCCTTGCGGGGTTCCTGCCCACCGTGGGCATCGGGACAATCATATCACAAACTATTGAAGTCCGGTGAGTTCTGCGCCTTGACCAGCGAAACGCCCGCCCTGTTCAAACGCCGCTTGACGGCGACGGGCACGCTGACGGAGCCGTTGCTGTGCCGCACCTGACGTACCAAACACGCCAGCAATCTGCTCTTCTTGTGACAAACCAGCCATACCAGCCTGCTGTTCTTCGGTTGTCGCCTGGAACAATTCTTGTGATTGTTCAATGGCTTGGAACCCTTGCTGTGCTTGTTGCTGTGTTATGCCTTGACGTTGTAATTCTTCGGCTTGCGCCAAACTAATATCAACACCGGACTGTTGTGCTTCGCCAGCAATAATTGCTGTCTGTGCTTGTTGTTTCAAACGTTCACGGGATCGTTCGGGGTCAAGGAAGAATTGTGCGAGGTCAGATTCATTGACCCCATACAAACGTTGTAGTTCCGCAACAACTTCAGGGTCAGCGTTACGCACAGCAGAATACCCTTCGTTAATGCGCGCATAGTATTCGTCAGGCGAAACATCGTTAGCAATAAAGTTAGCGATATCAGTTTGGCTATCGTAGAAACCTTCCGGCATACCAGACAAACCACGGTAATAGCGATAAGAATTTTCTAACTCGATATACCGATCCTCGGAATACACGTTCAGTCCTGCTGCTCGGCGTTCCTCGTTACCCCTAAACCGTTCCCGATACACTTCGGTGTCACGAATCCTTGTTTTTAATTGGGCTTCGCTAACAATGTTCTGACGGAACACCAGATCGTAAACAAACTCGTCCAAACCTTTCAGATCGTATTGGCTGAGATAGCTGGCGATGATTTGTTTAGCGGAAACCTGTTCCTCTGTACCTGTCATTGACATGGCTATACCTTCCCAAAGATGTTCGCGATGGTGTTAACAGTTGCATACGCTTTGTCTTTTGCCTGCGCCGTGAACTCGTAGCCGAACGATTCGGTGTTACGCAAATAATCTCCCCACTCTTGCAGGTTCATCATGCGTTGCTCACCGCTACCAGCATCCGGCTGATAAGTAATTGCTTTCGCCCAATCAGGACTCGTGAAATCAATTGAATCAGGATTGATCTCTAACGTATTGGAAGCAATCTCACGATATCCGGCAACCACATCTTCAAACGTGCGACCCGCATCAAACTGATCTGCCAACGCAGGATACATTGTTTTGGCCTGAGCCTGCATGTAAGAATCAAACGTCGAGATTGATTCATCGCCCGTAGCGATACGTTGAACCCAAGAGTTAAACGTCGTATCTGACGGTTTCACACCATACTTGGTGACAACCTTTTTCATTTCGTCACCGTAATAGCCTTGAACTAAACCTGCTGTTCCTTCGTCGCCCGTCAACGAAACAGCTTTTTTGCCGATCATGTTGTCAATCGTTGTTTCATTCCAGCCTTCACGCAAACTGCGTGTAGCAATATCAGATATCTGAACTGGGTTCAACCTGACACCCATCTCTAACGCTTTTGCGGCAATCTCGGAAGCACGATTGTCAACATCCGTTTGGTAGGTGGCTGGGTCTTGTGCGCTTCCCAAATCCCATTCGCGTGCTGATGCGGTGGTGTTCTGATACCATTCTGTTGCACGCAACGCCTGCGTGAACTTTACGCCACCAGGTTCCCAATCATTTTCGTAAGCCTGTTTGATGACTTCTTTGACTTCTTCGTTGCTTGAAATGATTGCCCAGTATTCTGGGAATAGTTGTTCTGCGGCTTCTTGCCAAGACACTGGGATGTCTTCTTCTGGCGCAGGTGCATCTGTTTGTGTTGATGTGGTTCGGGGAGCAGACAAAAACTCTGCCTCAGCCAACGCTTCATAATCTATATTGTCAGACATCAGACCGCCTTCAACGCTTCAGCGAAACCACCAACATGGCTCGCAAACTTAATACCCATAGCCTCAGTCGGAGCAACATTCTGAGCAAACTGTTCAGCGGCAACACTAATATCTGATGCGGCTGTCGCCACACCCCCCGCTGAAGCCTGCTGTTGCGCCTGAATCTGTTGTTGCTGATATGCCTTAACGAAATCGTTCGCTTCGGTTTCAGTGAAACCACGACCCAACGTTTGATACGCAACACTTTTTGCTACAGCTTTAATATCGTCAGGAGAAGTAACCCTATAGGTAGGTCCTGTTCCCCGTTTTTTTGCGGGGGCGTTACGTCTGTAATCTAAAACTGCTCGATCAAAACTGACACCTGAATCGTTAGCGAACTTGTACAGGTAGGTGTATCCGTCTATATAGTCGTCAATGGTTTCAATGGTGAACCCTGTGTCTCGTAACACATCTGCGATAAGTTCTCTTTGTTCGTCTGAACTGTTGTAGTAGGCGTTGAAACCTTCAACTTTAGGGTCGTAAATGTAACGTTCGCCATTTGCGTCAACAAGAAACTGTCCGTCTAAACCGACAAGTCCGGGTTCGTTTGTTTCGTAGTCGTAACCAGTTCCCCCCGTGCTGATACCAGGCACACCGATTGTTGTTGGTGTCGGTCGATATCCTATTGGTCTGACACCGGAGTAGTTGGCTCCACGCGACGGCGGTTGGTTAAGTTTGTTTTCGTCTTCTTCGCCATCTGCCATACCTGCGATAACAGCCTCAGTGATAGCCACTAAATCATCGGCAGACAAACCAGAACCAGAACCCTGACCACTAACTTGTTGAGGAAACTTCTCCATGATAACCCTTAACTGTCAATCTCTCTAAATAATACATCGTCCCAAACCATCTGGAAAGACGGATACTGCTGAGTCAAACCAATACCATGCAACAACAACACAGACCGCAAATCAGTGTTCTCATCCGCTGACAAACCAGACCCTCTAGCATCCGCAGCTTCCAACACACGATCACGCATAGCAAAATAACTACGCAACGCAGTACCAACCTCATTATTTTGAGTCACTTCCAAACGAGAAGCCTCTTCCAACTGGGAAATTTTGCGAGGCAACTCGTTGATATCAAACGGAGCGGTCCCATAACCAGGGAAAATTTTGACAAGATCCTCACGGTAGGTTTTCAAATACTCTCTCTGCAACGGATTCGGTTCGTTATCCATAGACGCAAGAACAGACTGATACAAACGAGAACCAACAAAATACTCTGCCGATTCGCGTCGAGCCTCAGGATCTTGCCAACGTTCACGCTGACCGCTTGCGATCTGGCTTTGATACTTAGTGAAATCAATATCGGTACCTAAACGGCCAGCAAAATACGGGTACACGTCAGGAACATTTTTTACGATGTCAGGATTATCTCGTTCCCACTGGTCAAACTGTCTGGTGGCCTGCAAACCATCAATGTTTGTATAGGTTTTTCCAACCATGTAACCGATTGCGTCTTCACCAAAAAACTCTATATATTTCCTTACAGCCGTAGCAGAATCTTCTTCACGCAACAACCCGTATGCCCTAGCCAAAACTGCGTTAGAAACATTTCCATCAACCATCGTTGTGATTTCGTCAATGGTTATCTGACCTTCAAACTGGGTAGGAACCATCACCTCAATCTTTGGACGCATCGGCAAAATGAACTGTCCTAGAGAGCGTTGCAACACCATGTGCTGAGCCACCTGAGCAGCATCATCCAAAAGATCGGCGTTCAATTGCGCCTGTTCATTTGGATCACGAGTCCTCGACGTGTATTTGCCTGTCGCCAACAAAGCGTCATACGCTTGGAGTCTTGCATCAGCCACAAGGCTTGGCGTATTCGGATCATTAGAAATAATGTCAGCCATTTTCTGCGCCCAAGATGGCACAACCAAAGATTCTGCGCTTTGCTCACCGTACGGTGTCATCCACGCATAAATATCTTCAGCTTTCGGGATGACACGTCTTGTTGGCCCCCAACTCAAAAGGGCGGTAGCAGAGATCGTTAGGAGCGGTCCGCCAGAAGGCATCGCAGAAACAGCAACGTTCGCCGTTCTCAGCTGCCCGACAAGCGGAAAATCTAAATCGCTTTCCGCTGCGGCTTGCGAAGTTGAATACCCTAAATATCCGCCTGCCCCACCACCAGCAATCGCTCCGGGCAAACCGAGCATCGCCCCTCCGAGTGTTGCACCAGCCATACCGTACAACAAACTTGCTACGGTTTCACTACCCAACAGGCCGGTAGGATACGCATAAGACCACTGCCCTGTTGTTTGATCTCGATAAAAATATCCTTGACCGTCTTGATCCGGGTCTGCTTGCGCTAAACCTTCAAAGCCGTTGTACAAGCGTTTAGTTTCGTTGGGTTGCGACAACAACAACCGGGGCCAACGCGTCACACCGTCCTTAAAAGCGTTAGCGAACGGTTCAAGAACACTTAACGCAACAGCAAGATTACTTTGCTCTGTAGCGTTATACAGAACGGACGCTGCGTTATCTGCCGCAAAACCTCTAGCAACAGCATCAATTTCTTCAAACGTTCGTGAACCGGTGGCTGGGATAGTTCCGTCAGCGTAATTAACAATACGATCCCATGTTTCTTTTGAACCGATCCATCTGCCAGCGCGTGCGTCAGTGAACTTAACTTTGTTATCAGCCATCGCTTTTTTAATGTTGTCAACGATTTTGGCTGCTTCGTCCTGATCTAGTTGAGGCAACAGAAGGTCTATGCCTTCGTGGTAAAACTTTCTCCAAACAACAGAACGGTTCAACGTCTTGTCCGGTCGAGTCAAAATGTTTGCAAACAGTCGTCGAGTGAAATTATCCCACGACCGCAACACAGCTTTTTGTGATTCGGGTGCTTTGGTTACTACGTTTGTAGTTCTGTTAACTCGCCCTTTAACCCACATCGGAAACGCATCAGGCGTGGTTTCCAAAATTTCTTTGACAACATCAATGAATTCGTCAGAATAATCTGCTACTGCTTCAGGACCAAACAAACCTTGCTGCAATCTTGTGAACGCGTTGACTTCTTCCGTTGCGCCAGTAGGTAGGAACTTGCCAAAATCGCCACCATTCTTAACAATGTCAACGAGTCGTGAGTCACCCACAGTGAACCTGCGGAACCGTTGCACAAAATAATCTTCAATGATGCCAACAGCGTTACTGCGAATTATGTTGCCGTTCTGGTCAAAAATTTTGAACGAACCTTTTTGAGATTGGCCTCCAAGATCAAGGAAACCTTCTCCGGCTTTGCGGGATTCAAAATCTTTTAAGGCAGATAAAATCCTTCTGTCACCGGCCTGAGCCATGTCAACAATTTGTTGCGGGGTGTTGCCTTCTGCAATTAAACGGGTGATGCGGTCGTTTGAAATCAAGTGGATATTGTCTGCAACATGGCGAACATAAAATTCTGCTTCTCTTCGAGCCGGTCGCCATGCTCCTGACGCATACGTTGCTTTTTCTAGCACGCCAGGATCTAAGTCTTTTGTAAGACCACCTTCGACAAATTCAACAGCGTCTTTGAAAGTTTCGCTAATCACTTTGTCGGCTTCTGCTTTGTTGCGAAACGTACCTAGTACATCGCTCCATTGTTCGCCGGTGACTGAACCTTTGTATTTGCCGACACGTTTGCGTCGAAACAGCAACGCCGAAGCAAGTTCAACAGGGTGAAACACCCCTGTTCTAATTCCCGGCGCAAAACTTTGGGCAAACAAACCTTCGTTTGCAATTCGCCAACCGTAACCACCCGAACCAAGAGCTGCACGTTTGAACACTTTGTTGTGAACAAAGTCCATTGCCGCGACAGGGAGCCGTGGTTTACCCAACTCTGTTAACGCATTAGGCAACGGAGGGTTAGTGATTGTTTTCCCAGCTTTGTTAACCCCCGCCCTGCTGAACATCCAGTTGTACGGTTTCGTTAAACGCTGTACTGCTCTAGGGTCAGGCATCTGAATCTTGTAACGTGCATGTTCTGAATCTAGCCAGCCCCGCTTTTTTGAACGAGTAGACATTGTGCCTGGAACAAGTTTGCCTGTTTCGTCTTGGAAAAAATAGCGTGTGGCGACAGCATTGTAAATGTCGCCCAGACCGCTGTCGTCCAAAGCGTTGAAGGCGTTCATCTCGTCGCCTTCTTTAATGCCACGCTCAAACACCTCTTCAGCAAATGCGCGTGGAACCCCAAACTTTTCCACAGCATCAGCAAAAATAGTTTTGAATTCGGTGATTGAATCCTTGATATCGCCTTTGTTATCCAACAAGGCATTAGTTAAACGGTTCAATGCTGGGTTGCGTTCAGCAGGAGAACTGTAAACAATCT